TTTCCTTGTGACGACCGCGCACCACGATTTCAACCGAATCGTGCCGCGTATCGCCTTCACGTCGGTACGCACCCGTGAAGCGCAATTGCGTTGCATCGTGCGTCAGTGCGCCGTACTTCGACAGGATTGCGCGCATGAAGCCGCCGTACGTCGCGTCGAGCGTGATAACTTCGTTGCCTTGGTCGAGTTCGACAGAACCGCCCATACCGCCGCCCCGGTACGCTTCCATCTTTCGCGTGAGCTTCGGCAGCGCGATTTCCGTCACTTCGCCCGCGTAGCTGTCGCCGTCCGCGAACACGAGAAAATTCTTCAGAGTGCTTGGCAATGCCATTGTTTGATGCTCCTGTCGGTTGCGGCCGGATCATTCCGGCCGCGTGTTGGTTGTGCCGAGGCGTTACGCGTTGACCTTGGCGGCGAAGTCCATCAGATACGTGTCGGTCACGCGCTGATTGAGGACGATGTTTTCGAGCGAAGGGCATGCCGTGTACGCGTACGAAAGAACCAGCTTGCCCGCGTTGAGGTCCGTTACCTCGTTCTCCGCTTCGTCGTACCACGCCTCACCGCCGATCAGGTAACCGGCCGTGACCATCGATCGGATTTTGGCGTTGATGCTTTCCAGCATGTCGCGCACCAAGCCGGGCGAAAGCGGCTTGTCGTTGTATTGCATTTGCGCTTCAGCCATCGTGTCGGCCAGCACTTGTGCCGTACGCGTGTATTGCTCGAAGGCAAACAGCACATCGTCAGAGCAGGTACGCGAACCCCAGAAGCGGAACCCGTCTTTCTGGATAATGGTCGTGACTTCATTCGAGTTCAGATAACCTGCGTCCGTGTCCGGGTCTTGCAGCGCCCACGAAACAGCCTTGCTGATGCCCGTTACGCCGTTCACGCCGACGTTCGAAATGTTCTTGTGCCAGCCAATATCATTGTCGAGCTTTGCGCGCAGGCCCATCGCGACAGCAACCGCCGACACGTCGACCGTGGCTTGTGCGGTCACGTCGAAACCCGTGAAGTCAGGCCATAACACCATGACCTCACGCTGACTGAAGGTGTCGCGGTATTGCGTCGCCGCTTCCTTCGTCATTACGGTAACCGCTCCGCCGCCGCCTACTGCGTCCAATGCTCCGTTCGCGGAAACGTAGGTGAACGCACGCAGCTTTTGCGCGACGGTTGCAAGGGCCACTGCTACGGCCTTCGTATCGATGTACGGCACACCGAGAATGCGCGGCGTGACACCGAGCAACGACTGTGCGGACAGCAGCGCTTGCAGGCCGGTATAACTACCATCGGGCAACGTGGTTCCAATCACGTTAGCGTCCGTTTCTGCCGACGTTTCGCCTTCTGCCACGCGCACCACGACCGTAAGCGGCTTCGATTGCGCGGCAATGGCGGAAAGAGATTTGGCGAGCGTGCCGAGCTTTCCGGCCTTGCCGATTGCCGTCTGAACGTTGGTGAGCAGGACCGGCTTATTCAGCGGGAACGTTGCCGCGTCAGCATCTTCGGCGGTGCACACCATGCCGAGGATGGCGGTTGCGATGGTCCGAATAGGGCGCGCACCGCCCGGAATTTCAACGACACGTACGCCGTGATGGTAATCAGCGGGCATTAGGACTCCTGTATATAGAAAAATGAAGCGTTGAATGAAGCGGGGGGTGATTATTCCGACGCCGCGCTATCCGTCGACGGTTGCTTTACCGGGGCCGTCACGTCGACGTATTCGGCGGGCTCGTCGGGCCACGTGACGTCAAACGGAAAGGTTTCCCTGTCGAGGGAACGCGTACACAGGTCCGCATAAGCCAACCACGAACGGTAGTTGTACGCGTCTTTGTCCGACAGCTTTCCGTCTGCAAAGTCGTTTGCCTTGCCATCCGTGAACGTGGCGGCCTTGGCAATGCGCGTGGCGTATTCGGCCATCGCGGGCGCGCTGGCTTCTTCATAGCCAACGGGATCGGCCGGCCAATCAATCGAAGTCGGAAAGTCAGGGCGTTGTACAGCGCGAACCAGATCAAGCTGGTGCTTCGACCATGCCCGGAAGTAGTACGCTTCTTCACGTGAAAGCAGGCCCGCCGCGTAGGCATCGGATTTACCGGCATTTATTTCACGCGCACGAGCCATGCGCGTATCAAATTCAGCCATGGCCGAGGCGCGTACGTTTGCCGCAACGATTGCCGGGTCGAGTTCCCACTTCCCGTTAATCCACGAATGCTGACTGGACGGGCGAGGCGTCAATGTCAGACCGGTTTCTTCCGGCGTTACGCCAGCCATCAGCAGTTCGGCCGGTTCACCGTTCTCCGTGCGATACAGCAGCACGCCGCGATAGTCGGGCTTCAGCGTCCATGCCGACTCAACAAAGAACGGCCATTGCAGCGCCGCGCGAGTCGGAAGCGGCGCGTCCGTCGAGAATGCAGGCACGAGCCAGCGGCCGATGTTCTTCGGGTCCGCGTCAGCGAGTCGACTTGAAATATATTGTCCGGTCGTCGCGTCGTACTGGTGAATCAGCATGTCTGTTTCCTTCTCCGTTATATCGGGTACGGCAAGGCTACGCGTACGCGCAAACCACGCCAATTGCGTTGCGTTGTGACTGTCGCCGGTACATCAGTAAGCGCGGATCATCGCCAGCAAGGCGACATTGCGCGGCCTGCTTTCGGTTCCGCCATCCGCGCTGATGGTTGCTGTATGCACGTGCGCGGCGACTCCGTTTACCCCTACGTTGTGGCCATGCGTCCCGGCTCCGTTCGTGTCGAAGCCGTGCGCATGTGCGCCGCCCCAGCTTGTGACCGGGTAACGTGCGCCCGTATCGATGCTGAAATTACTGCCGTTGCTTCCACGGTCGGTGTCGCCAACATATTGCGGAACCGGTTGGTCCAAGACGTGCTGGTGATCGCCGATTGCGTATGTAGTGCCGTTGTGACCGTGCCAGCCTTGCGAATCTGTGTACGCCGTGTGGGTATGGTCCCCGCCAGCAGCAACAGTGGCCGCGTGCGTGTGCGACAGGTTTTGTGAGGCCTGAAATGCGCCGATCTTTCGGCCCGCGTCGACGCCGCGCGCGTCATCAAAGAAGCGCGGAAATTCACCGCGAAAGTCAGGCAGGCGAAACGTTGTGCCGCCGTCACCGCTGGAAAACGCGCCTGAATTGCCCGTGGACCATGCCGACTCAGCCACGATGTTCCCTGATGCCTGCGCGTAAGCCCATAGTGCCGGGTAGTCGGCGCGATTCACGAGCGCGCCGTTAAGCCGCAGGCAACCGGCGCGGACCGTTGCACGGGCTTCAAAAACGAGCGTTCCGACAAGCATAGAGCTAACGGCAGCAGTGACCCATTCCGTCGTCGCTGCTGCATTGGAGCTATCGCCAGCAGGAGGCGTCTGAACGCGCGCTATACCGGTCGACGTGATGGACGGCGCCTGAACATTGCCCGTGAACAGCGCGCCGCTCAGGGCCGCGTATCGCGTTGCAGCGGTCTTTGCCGTCAACACCTTTGCGGCGTCCGCCCCTGCATTGACTTCCTGCTGCGTCGCCAGTTGAACTACGCCTAGCGCATCGACGGTCGCGGGCGGATTGATAAACTCCGTATTCCCGAAAGTGATTTGCGCCGCGTCGATGGACACAACCTGAATATCGGTCGACAGAAGCAGAATCGATAGCGGCGACTTCTCCATAATCGCCGTGGCCTGACTGTAGACGCCAAGCAGCGTTCCGTCCTCCAGATACAGGCCGAACCCGAACATGGTGTATTGATCGTCTGTATTGTCCTGAAGCGTGATATGCAGCATGTCAGCCGCAATGTTCTTCCCGCCGAACGTGGTGATTCTCTTGTATTCATTCGGCAGTGCTATCAGGCTCTTGTCAGCAGCGTTGAAAGGAGCGTTTGCGATGCCGATTGATACGACCTGATGGGCATTCGTACCCGTGTTGCCATTCGCAACCAGCGCCGCGCGCCCTGCGTCCGTGATGTTGATTACCGCGCCAGCCATTACCATGCCTCCGTAAGTTTGAGTCGCGCATACGTGGCGAACCGCGCAGCCCCGACGAGTCCGATTGATCCCTGCATCTGAAAGCCCTGCGTGAACGTGTAATGACGCGACAGCGGTTTGACTCGATCGATTTCAGCCACGATGTCAGCGACAAGCGCAGCCGTTGGCGCATTACCGTCCCGGCTTGATACGGTCAGCACTACGTCAAACGTTCCCGGCGTACCGCGTGGATTCGTTTCCCACCATTCGCGGATAGCGATGTTCGCGCCGAACGCTGCAACCACGTCTTCAACCGCCGCGACTGTGCCTTTACGGCGTGCAATCGGTATCGCCGACTTCACGCGCGCACGCTTGATTTGCTCGGGCCATGCGTCGTTCCAGCTATCAATGCCAAGGTGCCACGCCAGCCACGGCAGCAGCGGCAATGGGATGGTGTCCGCGTTCATCAGCACGTCAAGCGTTACAGGAACGTCGCTGATACGCGATACAGCGCCTTCTAGGTTCCTTTCATGCACCGTCGAGTTAGACGGAAGCAGGCTATTCAGCCGGGACATACAGCCCCCCGTCTATCACTTCGATTCCCGTGCAATACGTCGCTTCCTGAAGCGTGCACGGCAAGTCAGCCGCAGGACTGTCGAGAATGACCTTCTGGACGCCAGGCACGCGCAACGCAGCCAGTACGCCGTCAAGCGTGACGGCCTGCCCAAGCTTGTGCATGGTGAGGGCGTACGCCGCAATGGACGTTTTTGCGGCAGCAAGCGCAACCGCCCTATCCGGCCCTTCGAAAAACACGAGCGTAGCTCTAACGGAGTACTCGATAATTGAGGCGCTACGGACGTCCAGAAAGTCAGTTAGCGGGCGCACGGTCTTTGCCGACAGCGCCGCCTTTACCTTGCCGATTAGCGGCTCGTCGGCGGTCCCGTTTCCGTCGCGTGACAGCACAGTCACCACGACCTCACACGGAGCGGGGCTGATTGCCGATGCGTCCAGTACCTGCCCGTCCGCATTACGCGCGTGCGACACGTATGCACCGCTAGGCCCGGCTACGCTGAAGCCCTGCGGCGCAAGTTGCGTGCGCTCTTTCAGATCGTCGTCGGACTCCATGACGGCCGGTAGATTATTCTCAGGGTCAGCCGGTTTGATCGTCAGCCGGAACACTTCGAACAGCGCGGCCAGATGTTCAAGATTGCCGCCCTTCGCAAAGGCCAGCATCAGTTGCCGCGCCACGTCGTTGATGCGCTGGCGCAAAACCAGTTCGCGGTACGCGACGCCCTGCAGCGTGATATTTACGGGCTCTGATTCGAGCGTCAGCGCCTGCGCTACTTCGTCCTGCTGCGCATCGGGGTACAACGAAACGTGTTTCGCTTTCAACTCGAACAGGATCGTTTCGAAGTCCAGCGACTCAACCAGTTCGGGCGCGGGTAACTTGCTCAGGTCAATTGGCGTAGCGCTCATTGCTTTCCTATGTTGAATGCGGCGCTAACCTTATCGCCTGTTTCTGTCGTGACGCCTTCAATGTCGATAATCTGTGTGCCGTCGATGCCGGGCGCTTGAAGCGTGACCCGCGTCAGTAACAATCTTGGCTCCCATCGCATCAATGCAGTGGCGATAGCGGAGAAAAGGCGGACACGGTACGCAGGGTTGTTAGGCGCGTCGACAAGCTCAGGGAGTTCGCTCCCAAAGTCGCGACGCTCTACCCGGCTTCCAACCGGGGTAGTGAGAATCTTGTTAATGGACTGGTACAGATGGTCAATCCCATCCGTGCCGCGCCCCGTTTCAGCATTCATTCCGATCATTTCGGCTCGCTCACGTCGTTACCGTCGCCCTGTTCCTTGTGCGTGTGATGCGGCAGGCTGATGCCTTGCGATTTCACTTCGCCGTCAAAATCGGCGCCGCCCGCGATCTTCATAGGCTTCCCGTTCCCGGCGTCGCCTTTTCCGTTCATGCCGTCCTCAAACGCGAACGGCCCTTGAACGGTCAGCGATTTCGTGCACGTCGTGTCACCGTCGAGCGTGATCGTTTCCGCGTGCACGGCTGCGGTTTTTGTGTTCACCGTCGCGCTGTCGGGTGCGTTCACTACCGCCTTCCCGCCGCCCGGAAGCGTTATCGTGAACGTGTGCGAACTCATGTCGTATTCGATGCTCGCACCGTCCTTGTAGACGCGCAGGTGTTTATTCGGGTCTTCAGTGGGAGCCGGGAAGTCGTCGCTGTAGTAACCGCGAAGCGCCAAACCTTGCGCCGGATCGCCGCTAGGGCAAATCAGTACAACGCTTTCCCCTTCCGAGGGAGCCGACCATTCAATCGACTCCCCCGCCATCGGAACAAACCACTGGATATAGTCGGTCGTGAGACCGCCACTTTCAACGCGACAACGCGAACCCCGCACCTCCAATACGGAGCCTTCCCGGATGCCATTCAGAAACTGGCGATTTGCTTCGTTGTCCATGTGTTCAATTCTCCGCGTGCGTGCGTGCGCCTCAAAGCCTTGCTGTTCGTACTGGTTGCCGGTACATCTACTTGGCAAGGTGACTCAGCAACACGTCCTTAATCATTTCGTGATCCTGCTCAGTGAAGCCCAACAGGACACGCTCTGCGTACTTGTGCTGCCTGCCTCCCTTTCCCACTGAATCAGTCAATCCGTACTGGTGGACTCGTGCCACGCGCGCGATACGACCGGAGAAGCCGACGGCTACGCCTTCGCTGTTCACTTCCGACCGCAGATACTTCGCCATGCGAAGCCGCGCGAACATCGCGCCGCGCTTGATGCGCCCTACCTTCTGCCGTAGCCGCGGCTTGCGCTTTTGGTACGCCGACCCATCCGGGTTGCGCTGCTGCGCGATACGCTGACGCTGTGACGCCTGCAGAGACTTCGCAATGTCGCGCAGCGCAGCCCGTCGACCGGAACCGTCGAGCTTTGAAAGCAGCGAGCCTGCCCACATGTCGAGCGCTTTTAGTTCGTCCATTGCTCGCCCGGCATGTCGTAGTTAGGCTTCGGTTCCACAACGTGCGCCATCGTCCCGTCATCGTTCACCACGACGCTTTCAGTCAGCTTCAGCTTGATAGAAAGGTCTACCGTCGTCTGGTCGGTAAAGTCCGCTTCGAACGTGATTGCTTGCTCTCGCGTATCGACGTTGAGAAGCGCAGCCGCTTCGTTGGCGCGCATCCATCGCACGATTGCCGAAAACACCACGTCAGCATCTCCCGTGAAGTCCTGCAGGATTACGTTCAACGTGAACGCGTAATCAAATGACGATGTAGCGGCCATACTCGCGATGATCGAGCCCGTATCAGCAAACACCAGCAGCTTGTCCGGGTTATCGACAAGATCGGGTATCGCGTCATTGAGTGCCAGCCGTACTGATTGCACTTTATTCATTTGCACTCCCAAGCACGCGGTTCATGCAGTCCACTACTGCATCCACGACAGCCGCACAGTCCGCCCATGCTCTCTCTGTGATTCCGAGCGCCTTCAATAGCTCGTCATTGGTTCGTGCCGACACCGCTGGCAGGCTGCACGGCGCGACTGGCACGCATTGCCACGTACTGTGCTGCGCCGGTAATTGCGGGGCGCTCGTACAGGCTGACAACGCCAGCAGGTACAGCAGCATCAGCCCACTTGCGCACGTCTTCGTTTTCACGTTTCAATACCTCCAAGGTCGATTCCCTTTTGCGCTGCGTTGCGTCGATTGATGTCCGGTATTCCTCCAGGCGCGCTACCGCTTGCGCGTTCGCCTGTTGGTCGACTCGCATACGCTCGATAGTCCGCCCGCGTTCGTCAGCGAGTTCGGCCTTCACTTCCACGTCAGCAAGTGCCGACTTCAGATCGGACCGCAGGCCGTGAACGTAGAGCCACAGCATGGCAGCGGCAACGATCAGCGCGAGCGCGGCGATTGCCTTCGCGATATACGGACGAATGAGTTCAAGCGGGGACATTGCGATACCTCCCGTATGCATCAGCCATCTTCGTGTCGTACTTGAATCGCTGGTATCCCTCGCCGTTGTATCCGCTCGCGAATGCGGCAAAGTTCTTTGACTTCAATGCGCGCAGCAACGGCGGGTTCGCCCGGATAAACCGCACGAAGCAATCCAGATGCTTGTCTTCGCTTTCGTGCATCTCAAGCACCATGTCGTCAATTGACAGGTAGCCGAGCGCTTTCCACTGAAAGCCCATAATCTGGAATGCGCCCCATGACGCGGACTCGTACGCGCACTCGTAGTCGATAAACGCGGCCAGTTCCATCCGGGTGTATTCCGCCGCGCCACCTTCGTAGCCGCCCGGTTGCGGGTTGCAGATGTTCGGCAGCTTCGATGCATAGCCGTCCGCGTCGAGTTCCTTTGCCTTGATGCGCCTGTAGAACACATGACGCTCAAAAAGGATTTTGGG